GCCGTTACGACAATAAAGGTGAAAGACATTCCTAAATTATTAAGTTGACCAGGATCTGTAGGATCACCTGGGGTTGTCGTCACAATGCTGGGCAGCGTGAATACGCCATCCGCATCATTACAGAGCAACACCTTGCCTGCATGAGCAGCCGCCGTGAGAGTCGTATCAGCCGTCAAACTAACAAAACTCGTCGAGCCTGCACTGATGAAACCGCCGAGAGATCGAACCGGACCTGAAAAAGTAGTCTGAGCCACTTCGTTACCTCCTTACGAAAGGATTTGCCCTAGAGTCTTCGTAAGCGTCTGCTGGGTCAGTCGCTAGGGCTGTTTTTCCCAGAATCTGAAAAGAGGGTGGCCCTCACAGGCCACCCTTTTTCTCATTATGCCCCAGGAGTACCGAAGATACCTCTCCAATCACTCCAGCCAAAGCTATACCGCTCACGCGCTTTGTAACGAACATTTCCGGTTTCGAAGTCACCTTCCATATTCGTCGACACAGACGTGCGAACGAAATGCTTAAGACCATTAGGAACATCCGTCTTCAGGAACCATGCGTCGGTGTCCGTCAGGAAGTGGTTAACAGCATAACCCTGCGGGACCATTCCCATGTTCCGCGCAGCATTAATGTCATTATCTGCCGTTCCTGTACGACCGGGAGATTCCAAGAGACGATCTGCAACGAATTGCAGTGCAGACGGAATAATCATGCGCGTGGCCTGAGCGTTGATTCTCAGTCCTCGTTCATCCTTAAAGCCTGCAATATCAATCAAAGCCTGTTCCAACGAGGTCTCATTTAAATCCGAAGCCGTGCTTAGGATATTACTGAGATTCACGTTTTCAACAGTGGGATGCGATGCGCTACATAGGTAGACGCCATCACCACCAAGACCCGAGGCAAACGCATTGTTCAATATGTTTGCGCCCTTGATCTGCTTCGTTTGCACCATGGATCGCGCCAGTGCCTTAGTGTACCGGGAGGACAACGTGTCATACAGATTATCCTCAATGGCTTCCTCGGTTAGAGAAAACGCCATTGCGATAGTCTCATTGACATATCGTGCCGTCCAAGCTTCTTGCGCCGTGTCGTAAACGACAGCGGTGCCTTCACTTTTCACTGGGGCTTCACCAAAGCCAGTGAGCATGACTTCTTCTTCATACGCTCGTTCCGAGTTTTCCGTATCGAAGATATCCTCGTGCTCATTGGCATACCTGTCATACTCAAGTCCGAAGAGAGCATGCAGGCCCGGAACCAGCTCTTTTACGAGTTGCGCTCGGTTAATAGCCATTTATTACTCTCCTTTAAACCGCGAAGACGCTAGTTGGGAAGGTGAAGAATGCTCGCGCATACTGACCAATTGAGTTGCTAGGCTCTTGAACAAAGCCTACGCACAACGCAATTCCCGAAGAAGTCGTCGTGGTGACGCCTTCCTTTGAACGCCCATTTAGCGTACTGCCCGCAGTTGTTGACAAAGTATGTTTTGCACCTATAGCAGCTATAGTAGGTGTGCCCGTAAACTGTGCCTCATATACGATCGCAGGATCTGTATATACATAGGCAATAGCGTTAGCACTCCCTAATGTTGCCGTATCTGCAGTCCACTGATTAGCCCAAACTGCGCTACCGTCCGTTGCGGTGTATTCCACACCGTAAAAAACCCCGCAGGGGGTATCCGTAGCTCCAGCTTGTTCTACCCGCCCGGAATTAAGTTTCACTACGTCACCACTACAGATGAGGGTGTCGTAAGCACTAGCTAATTCAAGACGAGCTGCATTTATAGTCCCTCCGTAGAGACTATAAGCAGGCGTGAACCCGTTCGGCTTATCTGTGTTTGCCATTACAAACCTCTTTAAGCAAATTAGGTTTCAGAATCGTCAGGACGAGCCTGACCGCCAAATTCCACCTTCGATGTTCGTTCAACGTCCCCACGTCGCAACGGCATCGTTGGATCACTTTCTCGCATGTAATCGTTATCAACCCCTTGCATCTGTTCAGCTGTTTGGAGTTGAAAATAAGAATTCCGTTCTTCAACGGTCTCCTCCGGAATACGTGCGAGCACCAAGCCACCTACACCTATTACGCCTGCATGCTTGCCGTCCTCAACCGTAGGAGCTTCGAAATCGGGATATTCCTCTGCTCTTACGAGTTCGAATCCTTCACGAACACGTTTTGACATGTTCGCTCGGTCATCGTGTCCTCGGACTTCAGCACGAATCCAGCGATGTTGATATCCTGGGGGTGCTTCAGGGGCGTCTAACATAGATGGCGGTTGCCATGGTTTACGGCGAGAGCTAACCTCTCGTGAATTAGCAGATCTGGAGTCACGATCTGGCATATTTAACTCCTAACTTGCGTATTTTGCATAGTCTTCTAAAGGGACCCCTAAGCGTTGTGCAATAGCAACTTGCGAAGGGCTTAACTTTACTTTGCGTGAACCCGGCTTAGTAGTTCCAGCACCTCGGCTAGAACCCGCTACCTGTTGCACGTTTTTTGGCTCATCGAATTTTTGAGGAAAATAATCCCTCATCCTTTCGTCAATCCTTCGGTAATACTCGTCAGAACTTGGATCAACATTATCGTTGAGCAATTCCTGATGCACACCAAAAGCGGCAAAAGTCATACCTCGATCAGTCCCAAACCATGAATTCTTTTCAGCCCAGTCTTCCGCTCTTGGATCTGGAGGTGCAGCCTCTGGTGCTGGCGCACTTGGCCTTGGTTGTGGTCTCCGTAGCGGTCTTCGAACATTCGACTTTTGCTGAGCTTGTAAACGTTGCACATTCTGCGCTTCCACAGAAGTTTTAGCAACGGCTTCAGTAGCCAAGGCAATAGCTTCTGCATCCCCTAGCTCTTGCGCTTCCTTTAAAGCCTTACGCGCTCGCTCCGTTTCGGAATTAACACGCGCCTCATATTCATTAACCAACGTGGAATCAGAAGAACGCAGTTTTTGTTGCAACGAACCATTTTGGTCCTGTATTTTTTGCGCATAGTCAACAGCCTCGTCGCGTTGACGTTCGGCTTCGCGCATTTGATACGTGAGCTTATCAATTCGTTTTTTAACTTTCTCACTATAATCATCTAACTCCTCAGCGGGAGTTTCTACAACTTCCTCCGATGAAGCAGCACTAAAATCTTGATCCTCAGCTTTTTCCTGAATCACGTCTGCTTCATGAATATCGACTTCTCCTTCCGGAAGCACCAATTCAATATCTTGTTCAGCCATGGGGTACTCTCACCTTATCCGTGCAGAATTTCTTCTGGGTCGTCAATGACAGCAAGAATCTCATCATCATTAAGAAGACGCATATCGCCTCCTTCAATGCGAAACCTTGCGCCTGCGTAGCGGCCAAATATCACCCAATCACCCTCTTGACACCAAGGGCCTTCGGCAAATTTGTCCGGGTCTTTGTAAGCATCGGGGCCTAAAGATACAACTAAACCTACGATCGTGGCTAATTGTTCTTTTTCCATCGTCTGCTTGGCAAGCATAATCCCACCTTTAGTGGTGGCATTTGGCTTGAATGGCAGGATTAATATCCTGTACCCCGTAGGCCGGGGCAATTTACTTGCGTGGTTCTCTAAGTTATCTGGGGTAATCTGAGGTTCTTCTTCCTCCGAAGACCCAAAATTTAGAACACGTTCTGGAACAGGGTCACTCATTGTCGTCATCTTCCAAGTTTGCATGCAGGTTTACGATTTCTTGCTCAGTGAAGTTCAAACCTGAGATCTCCCCAACTAATCGTTGGTACTGAGCATAGTCTTGTGCACTTCCCGTAGAAAGTGTTCGCGACAACGTCTGTTGACGTTCCCGTATTTTGCGGAGTAGAAACTCCGAATATTGCAAAAAGTCCATAATTACTTGATATAGCGATACCAGAGCAATCCTTTGGTTGCTGCGCCTCCTCCTTTTACAGAGGCTTTTTCACCACCATCAGGAATAATAGTTCCAGCCTTAACGCTCTTTTGCTGCGCTAAACCTTCTCCTGAAGCTGACAACGCTTTAACTGAAACACCCGCCTTCTGCTTTCCAGGTTTCGGGTATTTAGTTAATTCTTTGTTCCAATCTTTCACTTTTTCTTCCTCTTGCCTTTATTCATTTTACCCAACGTAATAGCTAGTCTTGCCCGTTGTCCCGTCTTCCCTTTCTTCTTTGCAGCGGCCTTAAGCTTGGCAGCCGGGATTTTTTCACCCTTTTTCACCCCTAACGTCTTGCGTAACGCTCCGGGTTTCTTAATGGCTTTTTTAATCCACTTCTTGGCCATTATTTCCTTTTACCGCTCCCTTTTACTGCGCCACCTTTCTTATAGCCTTTACCATAGGAAACCTTCTTCCCTTTACGTTTAGCCGCCGCTTTTGCCGCCGCTTTCCCCTTGGCCGTATAGGGGTAGTGTTTTTTACCAACTTTGGGCATATTTAATCCTCTCGGGTCTCTCTTGCCATTTTTGCTATTTCAATAAAGTCCCTATCCACTTCTTCCTGATGCTTCATCTCAGCTTCTTGTAAATCAGCCGCTGTACGCAAATCTTCGCGCCGTTCGTCGGATTCCATCTTCTCAAGGTCAACTTCGGCCTTAAGTTTACTATCTTCTTGTTTTTGATTGATTTTCTCGTATTCAAGCTGCATTTGCTGATCAAACATTTCACGCTGCGGATCGGGGGTTGCCATAGCCGCTGCCAACGCCTGATCTTGGCCAGTGATCTGTTGAGTCGCTTGTGCTGCCGCCATAGCGATTTGGCTCTCGGCTTCGGGCGGTAATTGCGGTAATTGGCCATCTGGTCCCGGTTGCGGCAGCTGCATACCTTGTTGTGCCAAAATTTGCTCAACTTGGATGCGATATTTCAAGGCTTGGTGCTGTTGGATGTGCGCTTGCAGCGCAGGCATCGCTTGTGGGTTTTGTTGCGTATTTGGGTTCTGAGAAAACGCCATATGGGCCTGAATATGCGCATCATGGTTCTGTTGGATAAATGCTTGCAACGGAACGTTCATTAACGAGTCTTGGTTCTCTTGAACCGGATCTTTAGGCGGTGGCGGCGCATCAGGGAGCAATACGTCTTCAATATCCCGGATATTTAGCGCCAAATACATTTTTCGGAAGGCTTCTTTCATATTATGCAGTTGGGGTGCACTTTGAGCCATCTGAAGTTGCGTTTGCGCCAAAATAATGCGCTGCGTGGTGCTAAAGATGTTAGGATCCGAAATCGGGATCACGTCTACCTGATTACTGAAGTCTTCACGGAAGACCGTCTGCTGGGCACCCTGAACTTGGTACGGATACTCTGGTGGAAGCGTTTCTCCGAAGACGCGCTTCAAAATCTTGAACTCAGTGCGCTGAGCGTAGTGCAACCGCTTATGAATTCCCGAAATGACCTTCTGGCCCTTCTCTACCATGGCTACCGTGGTACCTACTGGGGCATTTTGGTTAGCATCGGACCCAGTCGTGTCTAATACCGAAGCAAAGCGTTGACCGGATTCCACCAATAGCCCCAACAACGTAGACAGTGTCCCACTCGGCTCTTTATAGGGTAACGGTAAAAATGAATCACGAATCGTGCCGCCGGGGGTGTCTACATCGCGCCATTCTCCGGGTTGAATCGGATCATCGGTGCGTTGAATATTCAAACCCCGAGATTTGAAGCCAGCCGGGAGGTTCGAAAGCGTTCCTGCGTCAATTAACTGTCGTAATATCGCAGTCGCTGACTTAGTCACCCCACCGATCATGTGGATCAGCCCAAATCCGTAAAATCCAAGCCCCGGCAGAAATTTAAAATGCGTAAAGTGCTCAATCTTCTTACGCATCGGGTCATCTTCTTTGTAATTTTGCCGAATCGCCAAAACTTGGTGGCTATCCTGGCAAACGGTCACAATATAAGGTAGCGCCAGCCCCGTTTGCTCTCCCTGCGGGTTTGTATCCTCTAATCCTTCAATATCTAGCTCTACATGCACCTCAAGAAGGGTGTATTCCTCTTCTTGGGGCGGGGAACTGGTGCCATCCAGCTCATCAATTTTTTCTTGAGTCGGTGAATCATCCAACATAGAAGGGGGCGACAGATCCACGTCTAAATAGAAGCCCGAAAGCTGCAATTTCCGCAGATCGTTCTCCGTCATTTTGATAACGTGGGTAATTCTGGGACTGGTCACCAAATCCGTGGTGCCATACGGCACAACCAAGTCCTCAGCCTTGATAAAACGGGAAACAGCGCGGCCTAACGCGGGGTCATAGTAACTTTTCTTGAACGCTGAACCGGCTAACGGCAAATAAAAGAGCAATTGATCCATCTCTGGGTCGTACTCTTCCATTTTGTAGGTCA